AATACCAGCAGGAGCAACAATTACTCCAAGTTCACCATGACCTAAACCACCATCCATTATATCATTAACCACATCCCAAGGCGTTTTAACTGTTACTCTTGCAGATTCTGCAAGTCGTTCTTCTAATGATATAATATAATCGTGTCCTAAATCTCTTGTAGTTCCAGCTTTCATAGCCTCATCTATAATAGATTTTATACCATCATAATCTTTGTTTTCTAATAAATCAACCGACTCAAGTATAGCATTTTTTAATGTTTGGTTTTTACAAAAGTCAAGTACTTCTGATTGCACAAATTCTAAATCTGTAGCTTCAACGTTTCTCCAAACTTCTCTTAACTTATCTACTACACCAGATTTTAATACTTCATCATCTATCTCATCAATCTTATATTTTATAACTTCAAGTGTGGGTTGTTTTTTATATTCGTAATAGTAATCTTTAATTGTTTTTACCAACCACTTATTTGAATCTGAATCAAACATTGCTGGATTTAATATATCACTAATAGTTTGAATAAACTTCACATCAGATATAAGAGATGCGAGAGTTTTAGTTTGGAAAGATGTTCCAAATTGAGTTAGAGTTTCACTCATTCAATAACCTTTTAATTTGTTTTTTTATTTTCTTGTTAAAGTAGTATGTATAAATATGTTTAACTTTTGTGTTAATGTAAAAAATATTTTCATCCCCTTTATCATATCTACGTTTTAATTCTCTACCATATGGCCTTTTATCCATATACAATGACCGACTATGAAATTTCTTACCATCAACCATCAATACTTTTCCAGGTGATGTAGTTCCCAAGTAATCAAAATTAGTTGCTTTATAAATTACACCTGTATGACCTTCTTCTTCATCTGCAAATGAAACTATTACTTCCATATCAGTATTCTTTTTTAACCATTTAAAAGTTTGTCCTATAAAATAACTCTCTGTATTTTTAGGTGTATCATCAACACAAACTAAACGTCTTAGTTCAAAACATTTATCAGGATTTATTGGATTGTATTTATTAGCTGTTGCTGGCATAGATGGTCTAGCATACATTATAGCACCTATCAATTCTGGTAAACCAAATTTACCATCTCTGAATAAACCAAAGTGATAATAAGATTGAACACCACTTGTATTATGTGAGTAGTGGTGTTTTTCTACAAATTTAGCTATAGCGTTTCTCTGAACGAGTTCTACTGTAAAATCAGTTACCTTCATTTGACTTCTCAGCGTAATGATTCAACTGATTAAAGTTTGTTAATAACCAGCTAGTAAGATTGGGAAGTGCTGTATATAATTTATCTTCTAAGAACATCTTTTCAAATTTGTATTTAACTAATCTATTTATAGGTTCATTAGTTCTATCTATTATTTTAGTTTTTGTTGAACCTGAAATATCTACATCTGATAATTGCATTAGTTTGTAATTCAGTTCTATAACATCTTTTGACTCTGGTAATTCTTTAATAACTTCATCTATATTAACTGCTCGACTTTCGCTTAAAAACGGTAACTTTTTTTGTATTGTTTTTAATCCCAAGCCTCTTATGCCAGATATGTTATCTGATTTATCTCCATCTAATACTCTATACCAAATATAGTTGTTAGCTGATATACCATATTCATCTAACACAGCCTGTTCATCATACATTTTCTTTTTAGTAGGACTCCATACTTTTATCCTATCATTCGTTAACTGAAGAAAATCTTTATCAGTAGACATAACTGTAATTTCAGATTCAGTAAGAACTTGTTTACAAAGATATCCAATAGTATCATCTGCTTCAATGTTATCATACGACAATACAGTTATTGGTAGAGCCTCTAAATACTCAACAACCCTCTGTAATTGCATAATCATATTTTGTTTCTCATCTTCTTGAGAAGCAAAATCATAAGCACGATTTACTCTGTATTTTGTTTTTCTGTTTTCTTTATATGCTGGATATAACTTCCTACGGCGAGTAGACCCACCTTTACCATCAAATACTATGATGACACGGGTAGGTCTAAACATATTTATTGTATAACCTATACTTCTTAGAAAACCAACTATTCCACCAACGTGAATACCATCATCGTTAGTAGTCGGTATAACTGAAAATACTCTTATAAAAGTATTTAAGCCATCTATTATCAGTACTTTATCGTTTGGTTTTCCGCCATCTAATGAGCCACCCTTTTTCTTTATTTCCTCAAATATAGATAAATATTTAGAATTACTCACTAATCTCCTCTTCGATAGTTACATCATCAATGCCAAAGTTTTTCTCATATTTTAGAATAACCTTTTCACATATTAGATTGTAACAATGTTTTTTGAAGTCTTCATCTTGAAGTTTTTCAGCCCATTCTTTAGATTGAAACTTGAGTTCTTCACCCAGGTGATTATCCATAGTGTACCAAGCTCCACCTTGTTTTACAAGTTTGTGGTCTTTTAACACGGTTAACCAACTACCTTCATCATCAATTCCACTCTCAAAATAAAGTTCAAAATCGGCGTGTCTCATTGGAGGGCCAAGTCTATTCTTAATGACTTGAGCTCTCATCTTCATACCAATAGTATTCTTTTTAGCGTCCTTGATTTGACCAAGATTTTTTAATCTGATACGTGTTGAAGCGTGAAATGGTAATGCTTTACCACCACTTGTAGTCCACGGGTCACCGAACATAACTCCAAGTTTTTGTCTGAGTTGATTTGTAAACACAAGAGCAATCTTTTGTCTACCAATCATCTGAGTAATCTTTCTCATAGCTTTTGATAGAATGATTGCTTTACTTGTAGCCCAACCATCTTTATCAAACTCAGCTTCTAACTCTACTTTAGTTGTTGCAGCTGCAAGTGAATCTACAAGAATGGTTACTAACCTATCTTTATCTGATTCTCTTACTTTAGCAACTATCTCTTCTATAGCTGAAAAGATATCTTCTACGGTTTCTAAATGTAGATATAACATACTCTGTACATCTACACCTATAGAACCAAGAAACTCTGTACTAACAGCAGTTTCTGTATCTATATAGACTGCTACACCACCCTTTTTCTGAGTTTCAGCTAAAAGATGAGCACCAATTAGTGATTTACCACTTGACTCTAAACCGTTTAATTCTGTTATACGACCTACTGCAATACCACCATCTGGTTTGTTTGATATTGCTAAGTCTAACATAGTAGAACCTGTAGATACAAAATCTTTTATATCTGTAGGTGTGGTGTCTGAGCCATCTAAGAAATATGCTACTTTCATATCCTTAAATTGTTTGTTTAATGTATCGGCTAAAACACCGGCTAATTCATCTCTTGTTGACATAAATTATCTCCAATTTTATTGTTAGTAAAAGTGGGGAGTATCCGGTAACACTAGCAGGCGGTTTTATTCCTGTCTTCAACTCCCCGTTTTTTTATTTAGCTATTGAATAAATCATCAAATGTGTCTGATGTTTCTTTTTTATCATAGGAACTAGCAGGAGCGGTTTTAACAACCTCTTCCTTTTTAGTTGTCTCTTCACTTGAAGAATCACCATTTAGGTAATCATTAAGTGCTTGAGTCAATTCATCATAAGAACGTTCCTGATATATATCAGTAATATTCTTTTGAGATTCCGTGATAGTTTCAAGAGCAGATGCATCTTCTGTTATTGGAGTCTGATTAGGTTTTACCCTGATTGATGTTGAAGGAAAGGATTTACCTGTTTCTTCAGCGGTTTTGAATTCTACAGCTACATCACGACCACTTACTGAGTCTGTGATATCACCATAGTCTGGATCTGCGATAATGGAAAGCAGTTCTTGATAAACCGTCTTACCGAATCCCCAAAACTTAACACCTTGATTCTCTTCTCCACGTATTACTACTGGAGCGTAGGTTCTCATTTTGGCTTCAATCTTTCTACCCAAACGATAGTCGTCTTTAGAACCAGTTGATTTGAGTTTTTGTGCAAACTCTTCAATTGGGTCAGGCCTACCAAATGAAATTGGTGAAAGATAATTCTTACCACCTAAGTCATAGTGGAAATACAGCTCAATAAAAGGATTGTCCTTATTAAATTTATAAGGAACAATTCTAAGTACTTGAGTTCCCGGTGAGGGTTTCCAAAGGTTTGATGTTCTATTGTTTGTTGTTTGAAGTTGATTAAGACGATTTTTGATTGCGTTTAAATCCATTTGTTATCTCCTATTTTTAAGTTGTTAATTAGTATTTGTTAATCAAGTATAACCTTGATACATAAATAAGTATAATGAATCGTTTCAAAATACAATTTTATTTTTCAGTTTTGTCTTGTTCCCAAGTTTTTGTATCTACAATTGTATAAATTCGTGTTGGTATTTTATTTAGACCTTCCTCATTTGTAAGTAGTAATGAGTTCTTATAATTTTCCCAATCTATAGGGAATGTTTTATCTAATTTACCATCGTTTAGTTCACGAATTAAATCGTTTAGTGCATTTATAGTATAAAGTGTGTTTGTATTCTTTTTTCTATGAAGTGAGATTGTGTCTTGAATACCTTGTACGAAATCTTCATCAAATTCTACGTTATACGTACAGATTAATTGATGAGGGTCATTTTCATTTGAGAATACATAAATTTTATCGAATACAATTTCATTACACGCTATGATAATATCAATAGTCTCATTGAAATGATTTCGTTTTGTGAATGTACATAGTAGTTGTGTTTTCATTATTTTTTACCTTTAAAACAATTCTGCATGTCTTTTCCATAATTCATTGTATTTTGTGTTTTTCCTGTTGCACCTTCTTTAGAACGATATGTTTTGTATCCTACTTCTATTCTGTTATTATCTTTATCAACTATATAGGTAAATACTCTTTTTCCTGTTACAACATCATCATTGGGTGGGTCAGCGTATTGTAATTTGTCTGATTCTTCAAGTTTGAAATTCTCTTTAAAATCTTTAGAGTCTTTAACATTTAAACATTTTTTTAAAACATCACCATCAACTATAGTACCACCCATATTAACATCTAATGCGGCCCCCATAATACTATCAGGATTTCCTTCTTCATATTCTTTAGGTGGATAATCCATCATAGTGAAATGAAAAGCTCTACTTGCTTCTTCAGCTTCCATACTGGTTCCAAGTCCGGGATTTGATTTATTTAATTGATTAACTCGTTCTCTTTGTAAATTAACAACTTTCTTTCTTTGGTCTGACAAATCTTTTCTAACATCAATCCCATCAATATCTGGATTTTCTTTTTGTAAAGTCAACGATACTTTATTAATTACTTTAGTTTCTTTAGTTTTTCCCTTACCATCGGCAACTAATCTTCTAATCATTTCATATTTTTCTTGTGGTGTCAAGTCCTCAACAGATTTACCAT